CGTTGCTATCGGGGAAGCAAGTGCCTCTGCCTTCCAAGTTGAGTTGGTTGCATCATCTGCAACGCAAGTCAAAGTAACTCTGGAGTTAACTATCGTAGAGTTAACAAGCGTCAAAGTATCCCCTGCTACATCGGTTGCAGGGTTGGCAGCGGTGCCGCCCATCAAGGAAAGAGCGCCATAGAAATTAGAAACCCCAGACCCCGGCAAAACAAAAGTTACCGTTGTGCTACCGCCAACTGCTGTCGTTACCAGAAACTCGTAAGTTGCTCCAACATTGGCAGTAGCCAGTGCTGGCATGTTGACAATAATGTCTCCGGTGCCATCAATATTAAACAGCGTACCTGATTGGGCGGTCGTTAACGTAGTCGTTACCGCGCTACCCGTATTCAGGGTGGAGTTGTCTACCGTGATTCGGAAGTTGGGGCGGGTGTCGTAAACAGCCTCTACAGTAACTGCACCTGTAGTGGAGTTTTTCGTAATGGACTTGAATCCATTCTCGGAGCGAACTGCTCCGCTAAAAGTAGTATTAGCCATTCTGGTCTCCTGTCTTGGCTAGTGTCTGAGGTTTCACATGAAACAACAGTCAGGATTAATTTAAATGAGTAGTAGAGGTAACCAGAGCGTAAGTTAACTTCGTTGGGCGAACGCTTGGCATTGCCATGTTCCTGCCTCCCTCTTTTGCCCCACCGACCCCACTCAAAACCGGCTGCATAAAAACAAAAGGGGGCCAAAAGGCCCCCAGATGTTTAGCTTGAACCGGGAGATCCGTAGATTCCCAGTGGGTCGGATACGCCGAAGCTGTAACGCTCTCGCGCCTTGTAGCGCACGTTACCTGTATCGAAGTCACCGTCCATTGAAGTTTCAAGCGAAGTACGCTCGAAGTGCTTCAAGCCGTTAGGTATATCAGTGATGATATAAAAGGCGTTGGTGTCAGTCAGATAGTGGTTGACCGCATATCCTTCAGGGATTGCTCCCATGTTGCGGATAGCGTTGATGTCATTATCTGCCGTTGCCACTCGCTGTGCTGTTTCAAGCAGACGATCTGCCGTAAACATCAAAGCAGGGGGCACAATCAAACGTCTTGGCCTAGCAGCGATCAGCAAACCTCTTTCATCGGTGAAGGCGGCAATATCAATAATTGCGTTCTCCAGAGATGTTTCATTGAGGTCAGCCGCCGTTGAAGGACGGTTGTCGTTCTTACCACCTGAAACTAGAGGGTGGCCGTCACCGCCGGTTACACCGTCACCACTTGCTGTAAACAAGTTAACACCATCACCTGATTGATAGGCGTTGGTGAAACCGTTGTTCAGAGGGTTAACAGATTTAACCTGCTGTGTGTAAGCCATTGCCCGTGCCAGAGCTTTTGTATACCGAGCAGAAAGAGAATCGTAAAGATTATCTTCCATAGCTTCCTCAGTGATTGCAAAGCCCATGGCAATCGTTTCATGGTTGTATCGTGCCGTGAAGGACTCTTGCGCTGAATCATAAGAGATTGCAGAACCTTCGTTCTTCACAGGTGCGGCAGCAAAGCCACTAAGCTTTACTTCCTCTTCAAAAGAACGATCAGAACTTTCAGTCTCATAAATGAGAGTGTGTTCGTCTTCGTACTTTTCATACTCCAAACCAAATAAGGCGTTAAGCCCCGGCAGGAGTTCCTTCAGCATTTGCGCTCGTGAAATAGCCATTAGTTATACTCCTAGCTTGGTTTCGTACGCATGACTTAAAGGCAGATAGGTTACAAGACAGTCGGTATAGGTATCGCCTACCGCACTTGTTGGGCCGTCTACAAACTCAAGGACGCGAAGTGGAAGTGAATTTGTCGTAGCAATAGAACCGCCATCCAAGGCGTTCTTGCTACGTCCGATTGTAGTTGATCCCGCTGTGCTAACTGCTGAGATGTTGTTGCCAAGCCCGGTCTGGGCAATAGCTTCATCACCTTGCATCTTGAACACTAACTTAGGATCGTCAACAACATACGCCATAATATCCGAAGCCGCTGTATCGGCAGGGAATGTCTGGTTAAATGTTAATTGACTTGAAGATGGATCAGTGTAGGAACATCCCACAAAGATACCAACGGTGCCAGCAACAACAGCAGTTGTTACTGCGGCTTTTTCAAGTGTGCCAGCCGAAACTAGCTTAACGAAATCACCGTAAAAGATAGCAGTGTCGTAAGCACTGGCAATCTTTATGTGTCGAACTTTACCGGAGTATGAACCACTAGCACTTAGCGTGTTAACTGGTTCTGCCCCGTTTGGGGTAGCAGAAGTAGCCATATATATGACCTCCTATGTTAAGAAGCCACCCCACCCAAGGGTTAGCTTCTACCGAAAGTTGTCCTCGTGCTTCTCTCAGGATCTAAGAGCGGCATACGAGGGTCATTTTCCCTGAGATAGTTGTTATCAACGGATTCCATCTGATTAGCAGCCACTTCCTGAAAATGCTTGGATCTGGCCTTCATCTTTTCTTCTGGTGCCTTGCATAAAAGCAAACCACCAACTTCAATGTTTCCTTTGAATTTAGAACCCATATCAGACTCCAGCCTGAGTTCTGGATGGTCTTCAGCCCTTACAGGCTCCCAACCTTCCCGAAACATTCTGGACGTATGAGTTGCATCTGAGTGACCTAGAATACTTGTCCTGACCCAACGAAAAACCCAGCCGTCTTGCGGGGTCGGGTCGGGGATTACAGAAGCAGGACTCCAAGAATCGCTTGGTCTCACATCACTATCTCTTTCTTGTACATCTCTGGGGGTGCGCTCTTCAGTCATTGGTTACTCCAATTAAACATATTTGGCATATTGCTCATCTGTTAAACCCAACCTCTTAGCGAGGGAGCGTTGGGTCGCCGTAAGCTTCACTGTGCGCGGTTTGGCTCCGTTGTTTCTAGTTGTCGGAGCCACCACCGTCGAAGGCTGAGAGGCGGGTGAAGTACGGACTTCTGAAGTTCCATCCCGCCACTCGTAATCTGGAAAAGCTTGCCTAACCGTTGCATCAATCTGTCTGAAATATTCAGAAGAATTGGGCTGTATTCCCTGATTAACTAATTCTGCATGTTTGCCGTAAGCGAGAGAGGTCATTGCCTCGTGCCCCGGTGACATGAACCAAGGATTTTCCGCCGCCCACTCCTGAGTCTCAGGGTCAGGTTGCGCCGGTTGTTGTTGAGGTTGCGGGAATTGCTGCTGTTGCCACTGTTGTTGCTGTTGCTGCGCTGCCCAAGCTTCCTCTTGTTGTATCTGTTGAGACTGCTGCCTTGCGGCATTCTGGGCATAGCGATCAGCTTCAGTTAACTCCGCTGTCGCCTTAGTCAAAGCTTCTTGGGCGGCAACGACATTATCTGTGTCGCCTTCCTCGTAAGCTTGCTTGTATTGCCCTTTAGCCTGCTCAACTGCCAAGGCGCTGCGTTCTTTAATCTGACCGATTAAAGCCTGCTCACCCCGGCCTATCAGAGATTCATACTCTCTGTTCTTTTCTGCGATTTGCTGGGCGACACGATAAGCTTCGTCCCGCTCTGCGAGTGCAGATTCTCGTTTACGCCTCTCTTCATGGGAGTCGTATTTAAGCTTGTTAATCCTTTTCTGGACTCTTTTACTGTACCCAGATAGTTCGTCGTCAGTCAGTTCACCTTCTGGTTCAGTTTCAACAACCTCACCTTCTTCAAAAAGGTCTTCCTGTTGACCGCCTATCTTGGTGCGTACACCAAAGAACTTATCCTCATCGGACATTTGCTCTATATCTATCTCTTGTTCACTCATGCTTTAACAAGCCCCCTTGGATCTTCGATGACAGCTTCAACGCTGTCGTCATTAATCAACCTGAACTCTTTTCCGTGGATTTTGAATCGGGTGCCGCTGTAAGAGCGCATCAAGATCCAATCCCCTTCTATGCAGAAAGGCCCAGTTGGAAATCTCTTCTTATCTTTATAGCAATCTGGCCCAAGCTTGACGACCATGCCAACGATAGAACCGATCTCCTCTTCATAGAGAGTCTTGTTAGACTTGAGAATGCCGCCATCGAACTCCCTGTCGGGGTCTGGCAACGCGATCAGTATTTTGTATCCTCTCGGATCAGGCAACTGTCTTGCCTTGCGAGGTTCATCTAGGAGGGTTCCCCCGGTTTCCACCTCGGTTTCTTTTGCTAATGCTTCCATTAGACTTTTCCTTTGCACTGGAAAAAAGCGTCCAGAGTCGCCTGCGCTGTCTAATACAGCGTTATTCTTCGTATTTCGATTTCAGGTCGAGTATTTCTCGCTCCGCTATCGCTAACCCTTCAATAATGCCGCAGCATTTTGAATACTCTTCAAAGCTTTTACAAGCCCCGCCACTGATGTGGTCAGAGAGTTCGTTCATCTGGAGCCTGACAACTTTCCGAAGATGATCGAAAATGTTGTTCTCAGACAGTTTACTCATCCATGATTTCCTTCATGATCTCAACACCCAGCTTCGCGCCTTCGACCTGTTCCTTTGAGGCGATGCGCTTGCTTTCCAACTGACCACGGTCGTTGTCTTCCGCGATCCTGACAGCCAGTTCAGCCTGCTTGATGTCCCTTTCCTGATTGAGCTTCTCTTGGTCAAGGGTTGCCTTCGCCATTGCCTTCTGGGCCTCAAGCTGCATCCTTGCCTGCTCCATCATCATCTTGCCCTGTGCCTCCATCTCTTTAAGCTGCAACTCGCGCTGCTGCATCTGGACAACAGGGTCTTCCATCATCTGCTGGTTCTGCTGCATCTGCTGTTCCTGCTGGTGCTTGCCGAGCAACTGGGCTGCGGCT